CTGATGAAGAAGCTGAGCGTTGGCTTGAGCGTCACAAGGACGAGATGGATAGTGCAACACAGACAGAGTCTTATCAGATGGCCGGCGCCGGTCAATATCGTGGTATGGGAGCAGCATATAATAGAGATGTTGAAGACGAAGACTGCGATAAAGATGAGATAGAAGAAGTACTGGGTCCAGACGCAGATGTCGGTGATTATATTGAAGATTTTAAAGATTCTGATGCTCCTCAATTTAAAGGCAAAAGTAAAAAGAAAAGAAGAGAGATGGCAATCGCCGCTGCTCTAGATGCGAAAGACAACAAGTGAGGCATATATGATGTCGTATACAAAAGCAAAGTTAGATAGATTAGTTGAAAAAGTAATTTCACGTAAATTTTTGGTGTGGTTGACGGCGACTGCTATGGTCGCTACATCTCATGTAACCTCGGAAGATTGGGTAATGATTTCCGCAATATATATCGGCGGTCAGGCAATTATTGATGGTATCGCTAAACTTAAAGGTGTTGCGTGATAAAGAATAAAATAGCTCAATTAGTGCTTAAAAATTGGAAAGAACTGGCGGTTATCTTGTGTTTGGCAATCGTGTCGATTAAAACACGAATGGATTTCAACGCTCTTAATAAGGCATACGAAACGTCTCGCGAAGAAATGACGCTACAAATTGAGTCTCTTCGTGATATACATGCTCAAGAGTTGCGGCAAAGAGAAGAGGCACTCGATTCCTATCGCGATGCAATTGAAGAAATTGAACGTAACTATTTGAAATCGCAAGAAGAAGTAGAGAGGGAAAGGAATCGTAGAACCACTGAGTACACCCGGCAGTTTTCACAAGATCAGGAGGGATTAGCTAATGAGATTATTGACGCTTATGGTTTTGAGCTTGTGGAGTAACGTAGCGGTTGCCGAAGATGCAGGAAGGTTTACCTTTTTAGGTCAGAATGAATGTGCCCCTTTTGAGGGAGTACTGTTAGATCCTACAGCGACGGCAACTATATTGGCGCAGCGCACAACAGGTAATCTAGATTGTGAAGGTCGTTTAAAATATGCGCTGGATACCCAAGCTGCCGAACATGTGTTAGAATTACAGAATCTACAAATTAGACACGATTCTTTAATCGCTGAGTATGACATGAGAATTCAATCCTTAGAGCGTGAAAGCGATGCATTAGCTAACGCTCTCAAAAAACAAACTACACGCAATCCAATATTGTGGGCTGTTGCTGGAGTTGCCACCGGTGTTGCCATAACCTATGGCGCCTATCGAGCGTTTGATGAGTGAAAAAGATTTAAATCGAATAGCGCGAGTTGAGCAAGCCATTTCTGAAAAGTACGGCGAAGAAGCTATCAAGAATCCTCGACAAGATTGGACCGAGGCAAAAGAAAAAGATTATATTGAGCAGTCTCGTCAATTTTATCAAAAACAATATAAGAATGATGAGTGGCAAGAAAAAGTAGATGTTAATGGTATAAAGATATCAAAAAAACTACTTAATAAAGAATCTTTAAAGAATTGTCCAGTCTGCGGGTCTTTCCCAACGAAATCAATGGATGATGTTTGCTTAGTCAAATTTGATTGTTGCAGCCAATGTTACATTCAATATGTCGAAGGTAGAGAAGAGAGATGGCAAAAAGGATGGAGACCTGATGAAATTAAATAAAGAAAAACTTAAACAATTTATTCGCGAGTCCCTCGACGAACAAGAAGCCGCCCAAATGGCCACAGGTGATCTTGCTCAGCATGCAACAGATCAACGTAAAGCTATGCGTCAAGGCGGGATTGACGATAAGGAACGCGCCGCCATTGCTGCTGTCTCTCAAAAGCTTGCTGCAGCGGCAAAAGCCGGAAACATTTTAAGTGGAACTCTTGCTCGACGCCTTCAACAATTGGTTGCCGAAATCGATAAGGTTCTCGGAGGCGCCCAGCAGTCTGCCCAACAACCCGAACAAGGAGCACAGGAATAATGGCAACGGTTTATGAAATAGTACAAGGATTGGCACAAGCAGCCGCAAACGCATACGATGGAGCGCTTGGGGAAGATTACGAACCAGTCAATGATGGAATTTTGCGGAGAGAAGAGGGTAATGCTCTTATCGATCAGCGTGTTATGGATGGCTTTAATGTTAAGTTTTACGGTAACATGATGTGCCTTTCGTATCAGTCTGAAGTTCAGCTTAAAGAAGTGGTCGCTGCTGGATTCGAGGGAGAAATCGATCAGCGTTTGACTGACATAGCAGGGTGGCTTAAAAAAGAGTATAAGAAAATTACAGGTAACTCAGTCTCACTTACAGAAGAAGGAGAGTGCGATATTATTGTGCAAAATACATCTCGGGTTCGGACTTGGGTTCAAGCAAATAAGCATTATAAAGTCGGTGGCTTGTCTGAGGAAATGAACGATGATAATAGCGGCAACACTGATCCTGTGGAAGCCAAATGGAAGAGCTTTCTTGATCAAGGTGGCTGGAATGGAAAGGGCGGCACACGCCCCGATAATGATACGAGACCAAAATCAGACAATGACTAATGGCATTTCAATTAGACAAAAAACAGCAGGTAAAAGAAATACTCAAGTGCGGTAAAGATCCCTCGTACTTTCTCAAAACATATGCCCGTATATCTCACCCAATGCACGGGCTAATACTTTTTAATACTTATGATTTCCAAGACGACCTTTTGCAAGATTTTAATGATTATCGTTTTAATATTATTTTAAAAGCAAGACAACTTGGTATATCCACCATTACAGCAGGCTATATCGCTTGGATGATGCTTTTTCATCGCGACAAGTCTATTCTTGTTATGGCAACCAAGTTTGCAACAGCAGGGAACTTGGTTAAAAAAGTTAAAAGTATTATGAAAAATTTACCTGAATGGATTCGTATTGCCACTATTTCTGTTGATAACCGAACATCATTTGAATTGTCAAATGGTTCATCTATCAAAGCAACTTCAACATCCGGGGATGCCGGTCGTTCTGAGGCGCTGTCTCTCTTAGTTCTTGATGAGGCTGCACACATTGAAGGATTGGAAGAGTTGTGGACTGGTTTGTATCCCACACTCTCAACTGGTGGGCGATGTATTGCATTGTCAACTCCAAATGGGGTTGGTAACTGGTTTCATCAAAACTGCACAGACGCAGAAGCAGGGACCAACAACTTTAATTTAACAACATTGCCGTGGGATGTTCACCCAGATAGAGACAATATTTGGTTTAAGAAAGAAACTAAAAATATGTCCCGGCGCCAGATTGCACAAGAGTTAGAATGCAACTTCAACACATCTGGCGAAACTGTCATTGACCCAGATTGTATGGAGTGGTTAACTACGAACGTTTGTGAACCAAAATACCGTACAGGATTTGATCGTAATTTTTGGTTATGGGAAGAGTTTGATCCTGCTTGTAATTATCTTATAGTGGCCGATGTTGCACGCGGCGATGGCGCGGACTATTCCACGTTTCATATTCTTAAACTAGAAACACTGGAAATAATAGGAGAATATCAAGGCAAACCTACACTCGATATGTTTGCAGGAATGCTTAATCAAACTGGTAGAGAGTTTGGTGGTGCAATGTTAGTAGTGGAAAACAACAATGTAGGATATAGTGTGCTGGATAAATTATTAGAATATGGATATCCTAACTTATATCACTCCATCAAATCTACACATGAATATATTGAACAACATCAGGCAGAAGTAAGAACATCGGCTGTTCCGGGTTTCACTACTTCCATGAAGACGAGACCGCTTATCATCGCCAAATTAGAGGAGTTTATCAGAAACAAACTAATTACGATATATTCCTCTCGGACTATTAACGAGATGAAAACTTTCATTTGGAAGAACGGGAGACCGCAAGCAATGAGGGGCTACAACGATGATTTGATAATGGCAATCGCGATCGCATGTTGGGTCCGAGATACTGCGCTTCAAGTAAGCGCACGCGATTTAAACTATCAAAAAGCGTTTGTAAATTCAATTATAACCACTAAAACAACAATGAATACACAAATCAAAGGACAAGTTGGGTACAAAAAAGATGATTTGTTTGATAAAATGAAAGAGTTTGAACAGATGTATGGTCAACACAAATGGATTATTAAGTGAGATTTTAAATGGCAGATAAGAAAAGAACCAGACCGCAAGGCAGAAACCCAGCAAATAGACAGTCGGAACTGTTTAAGAGACTTACACGTCTTTTTTCTGGACCTATAGTAAATTATCGTTCTCAGACCGGACGACGTATTCGTCGGCAACATCTTGACAAGTTTTCGTCGCGATTTAAATCTGCGTCTGGTCAACAATTTAAGAAGGCTCTTTATAATCCTTTAGACAATATTTCAAGCGATGCAATCGCCAATCAACGCCGTTCTGAGCGATATGTTGATTTTGATCAAATGGAATATATGCCAGAGATCGCATCTACTATGGATATCTATGCAGACGAAATGACTACGTATTCGGCTTTACGACCCATGCTTAATGTTAAGTGCCCCAATGAAGAAATTAAGGCAGTGTTGGAGATATTATATTCTAATATTTTGAATGTTGAATATAATCTTTTTGGTTGGTCTCGTACAATGTGCAAATACGGAGACTTCTTTTTGTATTTGGACATTGATGAAAAATTTGGCATTACGTCCTGTATCGCGCTACCTCCCTCGGAGATTGAGCGCCTTGAGGGCATGGATTCTACAAATCCTAATTATTTACAATATCAGTGGAATTCTGCTGGTATGACTTTTGAGAACTGGCAAATTGCACATTTTCGTATTCTTGGTAATGACAAGTATGCTCCTTATGGGACCTCTATTCTTGAGCCTGCTCGACGTATCTGGAGACAGCTTACGCTTATGGAAGATGCCATGATGGCATACCGCGTCGTACGCTCATCAGAACGCCGTGTTTTTAAAATTGATGTTGGTGCAGTACCGCCAAATGAAGTTGAACAGTTTATGGAAAAGATTGTTACCCAACTTAAACGACATTCAGTAGTCGACCCGGGAACCGGTCGAGTCGATTTAAGATATAACCCTATGAGTATTGAAGAAGATTACTTCATCCCGGTGCGCGCCGGCTCAGCCACTGAAATCACTAGCCTTGCCGGTGCACAAAATATTACAGCAATTGACGACATTAAATATCTTCGCGACAAACTCTTTTCCGCGCTAAAAATTCCCCAAGCATATCTTGCAATGGGAGAAGGAGCAGCAGAAGACAAGACTACGCTAGCTCAAAAAGATATTCGTTTTGCGCGAACCATCCAGAGACTTCAAAGAGTTATCATTGCTGAATTAACCAAAGTTGGAATCATTCATCTCTACACTCTTGGTTTTCGCGGCGATGACCTGTTGGCATTCGATCTTACCT